TGCAGAACGGCAAATCAAGCAGGATGCACCAAAGGTCTTATTCGCTAATGCGGTAGAGACCTCACAACGTTCATGCCTGATCGCGGAGTTGGCGAAGATCTTGCAGCAAAACGGTGTCAATATAGGGCAGAACCGCTTGTTCGCTTGGATGCGTGAGAATGGTTATTTAGGTCAAAAAGGCGAGTACTACAATCAGCCAACACAGAAGGCTATGTCACAAGGATTATTTGAGTTGAAAAAGACTACGATAACCAAGCCGGACGGTACTATCTTGGTAACTACTACGACAAAGGTGTCCGGCAAAGGCCAAGTCTATTTCGTGAGCAAGTTTTTAGGGAATAAGGTGGCCTCTTGATTATAAGATCATTTTTTGGTTTAGTTTTCATAAGCCCCCTCATGTCGTGAGACAGCAAGGGGGGGATATATGTTTAATCGAAATATTCATATTGTTCTGTAAAAGCATCTTGGATGTCATTTATCAAATTAGGATTGTTTTCTAATTCAATCTTGTTGACCATCAAGTACGTGCTTTTATCTTTTAGCTCTGTATGGAGAAAATATTTATCAGAAAAATTAGTTGCCATAATCTTACTATAAAAACGGAATCTTTTGGTATTATCAATTCCCTCCTCGTCCAAATTAGAGCCTATAAATCCAAAGGATGCATGATCATCTTGATGGTATATGTCAAGCATTATGTTTATACATGTATGTATTATCGTTCTAGGCTCAAATGTGCTAGATAGTATATTATACTTTCTTTTACTGTGTCTATGAGTTTTTAAATGAAATTTTATAGCATAGACATTATAATCATATAATTCTACCCAAACCCAATAAGTAAGATTAGATTTGGTAGATTTAAATGAATATAGTCTTTTAGATAAAAGATGTCCAGATTTTCCTTCGAAATTCTGGACAAACCTATAAGGGTAATAAAAACTCATTTCAAATCATATAAGGATAAATATCAATTCTTCTATCAAGTAACTCTTTAGACGTAAGGGATCTGAACTTTACTTGGGTATCCTTCTTTTCTGAAACCGCGGTCACAATTTTGCTATTAACATCTTTGGGCCGCATGTCCTTACTGTTTTTGACTGTGCCCATACTTATTCATCTTTGTTGTTTTCAACACAAAGATGAGATAAACTGTATAACAAACAAAATTTTTTTAGCTAAAAAAACTAACAAAGATTAAATATAGTCGTAAGTAGTTGAATGACAGATGTTATATAGTTTTGGGCGTTGAGTCTTTAAATCCGTTTAGGGCATTCCTTAGCAAAACATTGGATTGTCTCATGTAAAAATCCCCTCCTTGCGTAAATGCGGGGAGGAGATAGTAAGTTCTTTTACTTGTTTCTATCTATGTTATTTAATTATACCACCCATTGCTAAATATAATTGATATGTTTCTTTAATAGCATTAATTTGTTTTTGTGTTATTTTTTTTATTTCATAATAATTGCGGCCTATAATCTTAATTTCAGCTTCTTTTGAATAATCTAATGCTTTTATTAAAGCAAATTTATTCTTGGTATTTATAGAATCATCACTCCATTCCCAAATTTTACCATCTCCATTGTCTCGTTCAACTTGATTTGGAACAAATTCATAAGCATTACCATCAATGGAAAATTGATACTTTTGAACGAAAAGCCAATCATCTGCCAAATATTGAATAAAAAATCTAAAATTCAACACATTGTTATTTATGGACATAAAATAACAACCTATATCATTTTTGTTTATATATTTTTGATTATCTTTATGTTTTATCCAAGTTTTACCATTAGGATCAAATTTGTCTTTTTCAAAAATAAAATTAGAAGAAAGCTTCTTTATTTGTATAGAGTCTATAAGATTAATATTTGAAGATTCAGACTCTGAGTATATTCCTCTATTGTTATCTTTATCTGAAATTTTATTAATTGAGTTTTTTATGTCTAACAGTGTTTTATCGCTAATTATATTTTCTATTTTATTTCCGTTTTTATCATATAAGGTAAAATTCATAGGAGTTGAGTATAGATTGTCTCCTATCTTTTCTCTCATTTTATTAGCAACTTCAATGCTAATACAAAACTTTTTATAAGCTTCAATAAAAGCTATAGAGTCATTTGGGGCTGAAAAAATTTCTTCTTTTTTTTCAATAGAATATTCACCATCGAAGTTTTTTTCTTTAACGGTTTCTACATATGTATATTTATCATTGCATGAACTCAAAAATAGAATGCCAAATATCAAATAAAATGTTTTCATGTGTGTTTTTGTAATTAATAAATCAATGCAAAAGTAAATACTTATATTAATAAGTAAAATCTTAAAGAATGAAAATAACATGTTTGATAACATGTTTGTGAAATTGAGTACTTGCCTTGCCGACGCAGTATATCTCCTATATCACTTGAAGTATATCTTACATGACAAAGTAAGTATAACCTCTATATTAGGGGCAAATTATTTCTTTTTCCCGAATAACTCGGAATGGCTTCCAATCCTGACAATCTCCACCATGTCCGACATTGCGTCTATCCAAATCAGAAGAAAGTCGTTACCGACATGGCATTCCATGCAGTCCTTGTAATTGCCTATCAACTCATGGGGCTTGTACTTGCTTGGTATGGATTCCCCATTCTTTAGTTTGTCCAAGACTTCAAACAAAGCTTCCATCAGCTTGATGTTGCTGCGGTACTTCTTCAAGTCTTTCATTGCCTTCGTACTGTAATGGATCGTTTTCATTCTATCTCGTTCAATGATTTCATGAAGGCTTCAAAACTGCTTGCGTCTATCGTCCCGGCATACTTTCCAGAACGAGCCTCGTTTATCGCCGCTATCGTTTCCTCGTTTGGCTCGGAGTATACAGCGTCCATCAAGGTACTCTCTACGAAATTATTCAGGCTCCTGTTCGCTTTCTTGGCTTGTTCCTGCAAGATTTGCAACAAGTCTTCACGTAAACGGAACGAGGTTTGCTTTCTTATTACTGCTTCCATATTGCTTCTGTATTATATTGTATCGCAAAGGTAGTGCATTGTATGCGGAAAACAAACTTTCATGATTTTTATTTTGAGATCATTGAAGATAACATCACTCTCCCTTTACCTTAACATCCGCTTCAACCGGTATTGGCTTTTGACAATGAGGACAAATGATTGTTTTGCTACTATTGATTTCATCAGAAAAGAAATCTCCGACTTTACACCCTATCACATTTGCTATCTTTTGAAGTGTTTCCACCGTTGGGTTTTTATTAATGGATTGAGATAAAGCGCCTCGTGTTATAGGCTTGCCGTTTTTACTTTCCCATTCTGCGGCTATGCGTTCGATAGTATAGCCTTGAGCCTTAATAATTGATTTAATGTCCATCAGATGAATGTTTAGTTATTACTAACGGCAAAGATAAATATAAAAATGATATATGATTAGGAATAACTATTCGAAATGTGTTTTTTGATATATTTTAATTAAACATTGGGGTTGTGTTAAAGATTAGTTAAACCTAACGTTTTACTTGTGATTCGTTAGGTTTAACTATACATTTGCATCATCAAAATAAAACAACAGTACAATGGCAGCACAGAAATACAACAAGAGTACAAAGGAGGGTAAAATATGAAAGCAACGGATTTATTCAATAGTAGACTAGAAGAGTTTGAAACAGTAGAATCTTTTTCGAAAAGACTCTATGACACAGCTAAAAGGTATAGGAGTTCAATGCACTTTACTCCGAGTGAGAGTTATCACGTTCTTGCAATACTAGGTAAATATTATAAAGAAAGCCCTTTTGACATCCTATCTGTGATCAAGGACATAGAATTTGGGTGTAAATCTAAGAAATACAGAATACAGTGGGTTAAATGTCTTGGAGATCATTATTTGGTCTTGGATAAAAGATAAAATTTATGGAAACGATAGAAGTATTGAAGAATGTACAAAGGCTTGCGGGATAACTCGAACGACGGGAAGAGGATCGGAAGTAGATGCCCCTCCGGTAATACGACCGGAGGGTTTGAACGAATTTTCAACAACAAATATATTAAGATCATGGAAAAATTAGTATTTAAAGGCGATAATAATCGCATTTTCACGAACAGCTTATTGGTCGCTGAGAAGTTTGGCAAATTACATAAAGATGTGATGAGAGCGATAAAAGCGTTATTGAGATCGGCGCAAAATTGCGCCAATCTCTTCATAGAGTCAGAGTATCCAGATAATTATGGACGTATGCAGTCCATGTATGTTATGAATCGTGATGGATTCACTCTTTTGACCATGGGCTTCACTGGTGACAAAGCTCTTCAGTTCAAATTAGATTACATTGAGGCATTCAATCGCATGGAAGAGCAGATCAAGAATGGAGGTTTTGAGATTCCAAAATCTTTCTCTGAGGCGTTGATGCTGGCCGCGAAGCAACAAGAGCGGATAGAACAGGCGAATCGTATTATCACCAAGCTCCAGCCCAAGGCCGATTTTGCGGATAGGGCTTTTGAGACATCGGATAAGGTAGATGTCGGAATGGCTGCCAAAATATTGAAGCTAGGTTTCGGAAGAAATACCCTTTTCAAGAGGTTGAAGGAGCTTGGGGTGTTTTTCTCCAATCGTAACGAGCCGAAACAGAAATATATCAATGCTGGATATTTTGAGATGACGGAAAAGTTCATAGAACGTGACAATCATCCGGGATTTGTCGTGACGAAGGTTCTCGTTACCCAGAAGGATTTGGCCTATATCAATCATTTGTTAGGAGGTGATCCCGGTGACGGTAAGATTACCCGGATCGTATGAATAACCTCGTTCCTTGACTATGTCAAATATAAAAATGTGACTTGAATATATTATAGAGCTACGTCATAAGGACGTACGGCCAAGACTTTGACTCTATGTGACTTAATAATGAATGCAAAATGATTTAAAACTAGATGAATATGGAAGATTTAATTAAGGACATCGTCGTGAGAGCCGGCGAGAACGAGATCAAGATTAGTGAGGCTTCGGAGTTGGTTATCGGAGGATTGAGCATCACCCCGGAAATGATGAAAGAGATAAAGGGCATGTCAAGTTGCCTGTTCTCCGAGGACATGGGCGATATGATAGACACGCTCATCCAGTTGAGTTGCGAGGGTTGCTACGAGGACAGGGATATCATGGATAAGATGAGGGCCGTGTCTTGCGTGAGGGATTTTCTGAGGGTGATCGAGAAAGATAAGGCCGGCTGATAGTTGGTGTTATGGTAATAGTCACTATCTTTGTGACAGAGCCAAAGAGCCGTTCCGGTGACGCTATGTTACCCGGTGCGGCTCTTTATATATGTATAGGATATGATAAAAGCCGTATTATTGATAGGAGGGAAGAGATATGACATCACGGATCATCTGAGGAACTGGGAGGATGTCGAGATCTCGGCCAAGCGTAAGGACCTAGGGGGCGTTGTCCGCACTTTCTCCAACAAGTTCGAGTTTGTCAAGGGAGCCTACGATCTTCTGGAGGCCGAGTATCTGGCCAACTACACCAAGGCATCGGCCATATTGGTGATCGGGGTGTTGAACGATAGCTGGGGATATAACGAGAAATTCCGCTGCAAGCTCGATTTCTCCACTTACCAGAGCGACGGTTACACGATAACCATCAATGCCATTGACGATAGCGTAGCGTCCATCATCAACGCCAACAAGTCACAGGTATATGACATACCGGTGTCTGAGCTAAAGGAAAGCGTCTTATATTATGACAGGATCTATCTTAACAACAATACGAAATGGTCAATAAATCCAAATGTGGATCAAACGCAAGATGACGTATATGAGGTTATCATAAATACAAAAGACATATACACGCTATTGCCAATAACTTATATAGATACAAATTTTGCCGTAAAGAACATAATAGATGTGTCGGATCAAATATTGAGCATACATGAGGCTACCGGCGACAATTATATGATAAAGGGGATTACTCCACATCCCATAAAAATAAGAATTTCTTTCAGTATCAAAGCCGGTAGGACAAGTGAGGAAATCGTATTGGCCTTGTTTTTTGTTATACTAAACAAGGGAGGGGATATCTTACGAGAAGAAAGGACTTACATACCATTATCGGATACATATATAAATATAGATAAGACATTTGACATATCATTAGATCCGGATGATAGATTTGCCGTTTATTTTAACTCGGCGGGAGGTAATAGTACGGATATTCATTTGACAATTAAGGATGTAAAAGATATATCCGTATCTTATGTAGGTCGAAATAAGCCAGTCGAAATAGATGCTTTTTCTCCCCAAAAATTACTTTCTTCGCTATTGTCAAGGATGGGCGTGTCATTGTCCGGTGATATCGCCTCAGGCTCCATGCCTATACCTTGGATGATGGCGGCGGAGAGCGTGAGGGGGATAAAGGACGCTAAGGTCCACACGTCCTTCTCCAAGTTCTGTGATTTCGCCAAGGCGTTGCTTGGGTATGATTACGAGATACTGGATAATAGCGTGCGCTTCCGCCACATGAATGATTTCTTCGTCAACGAGACCAAGGAGTTGGAGCACGTGAGCGGCATGGACCTGTCCGTAGACGAGTCGTTGATATACTCCGGGGTTGACATAGGCTTCGACAAGCAGGACTATGACGAGATAAACGGTCGTGACGAGTTCCACTTCAAGAGCAGCTTTAGTACGGGGTTAAGCATAAAGGATAATATCCTGTCATTGATCAGCCCGTATAGGGCGGATTGCTATGGATTGGAGTTCCTCGCCAACGAGCGTGAGGAGGAATCGAAGGATACGGATTCCGACAATGACATATTCATTGCCCACGCTAGGAAAGAGGGGGGCATGTTGGTGCTGGTAAGAGAAG